TTTTTGCTTTTAAGCACTAGGTGAGTGAGCATTGTGCGCTCTTTCCTTTCTCAATCGAATGCCACCGTGGCAATCGGGCAAAGCGCACACTGCCGTAGCAGCGCCGCCTTGCCGGATTGTCAGCTATTGGCGAGGTAGCTGGCGGCGGTCTCGGGGCTTTCGCCTAGCTCCCAACAATCGCGCGCATCCATGAAACCGGCTTCCGGCTGATTTAGGGCGGCAAGAGCCGTATTGAATAGAGTCCACCAAGCCAAGAATGGCGTATTGGCTTTTGTGCGTTGCGTCTCAAGGCGGGCAAGAGTATGATTGGTCATTGTCTATTCCTTTCTGTTATCGGCAATTCGCCGCACAAGCCGCCGTCGCCAGCGGTTTATGTGGCGGGGGGAGAACCCCCTGCCTAGTCAAAGCCCCGTGCAAGCCTGGGCACTAGCACCCACTGCGGCGCATGCGGCCCTAATCCAATCAAGCACAGTCTGGTCGGCGCCGACCTGGCAGGTATTAGCCAATGCGTCGCTTGCCAGCGCGTAGGCCTCGCCTTCCGGGCACCAGCCCACAAGCTGCGCGCCGATCTGCTCAGACAGATGCACAAGAGCAGTCTCATATTCCTGCTCTGTCAGCTCGGCAGTTGGAAATTGATTGTGCAGTGTGCGCATCGCTCAGCCCCCCGCCGCCAAGCGCTTTGCGCGTGCATCCCAATGCTCGGCAAGCGCAATCTCGCCAGCGTTGCGGTAGTGTGCAGCAGCCAGCACCATGGCGTCATAGCAGCCACGGCGGTTGCGGCGTGCCAGCATCTTGCCGATGTCGAGCACGGCGCTTTGAGCTGCAGCGCGGCTGTCATCCTGCGCAGCTGCAAGGCGGGTGGCGAGGGTGTAGCGGCCAGCGGTCTGAAGATTGCGAACCAGGTCCATTGTGTCTTTCCCTATGTGGCTTGATTGCCTGCGCACAACGTATACAACGCATACGGCAATGTCTAGCAGGTATTTCGTTAAACATTCTTAATCTGCGATAAACCCATCATGGCACGCATCTTGCTTCACGCGCGCGCGCGATCCTCATTACGTCTATATCGTCATAGCGTGGCAGCGTCCCCAGCGTCCCAGCGTCACCACGTCACACCACGCCCACCACATCACTGTCGACCTGGCAGTTATGTCAGTAGCTATGTCCTATATCGTATAACACACCACGCAATGGCAATCTGGGAGGTAACAGCATCCCCACGACCCCCGCGTGACACGTTATAGGCCATTCTGAGGGGTCTACAGGGGCTTCTAGCACATGGGGCGCTAGGGTACCCGCGGAGAACCCCATGACAGCCCTGTACGGCCTTCTGTGAGCCTGTTTGGGTAAGGGTCACTGACCTATGCAGCAGCTAGAGCACGCACACGCACGCGCCAGCACACGCACGCGGACGCGCATGGGCCGCGGGGGGGCTGATGAGCGTGCCCCTCTCCTTGTTCCCCCCAAGAAAAATATGGTTTCTGGGGTGTGGTTATATATATACGATATAACGTAGTTGTCAGGATGAGGGTTTGGTTATGGATACTGTGGTGATTAACAAGGTGCTGGACATGTATGCGTCTGGTTCACTGGTGCGCGTCATCTGCAACCGGCACAATGTAAGCGTTAGTAGTGTGATGAGGATATTGAGGCGGGCTAGGGCTGAGGGTGATGTGAGGGTTGTGAGGAGAAGGAGGTTGGTGGGTGGTGAGCGGACTAGGATGATTGGTGGGATGTTGGGGGTTGAGGGTGGAGTGAGTGCTGCTGAGGTTGCTGAGTTATTGTGGGGTGAGGATTTGCCGAGCACTTGGCGTAATGTGGTGTCGATGGAGATGGCGAAGTTGAGGAAGGCTGGGGTGGTTGTTAAGAGCCTCAAGGGCCGCTATGTGTTGGCATAAAGTTTAGGAGCTAACGTGGCAAAGTTTGACCTCCAAAAGTTTTATCAATTTTGCTCTCAGTTGCAGATTGAGACCAAGGAGAAGGGTTTGCAGCGGCTGGACAAGCTGTTGGGCACGCAGACGTATGTGATGAACGAGATTGCGCGTGGGCTGGAGGAGGACATTCACTTCTTCACCATTCTGAAGGGCCGTCAGCTTGGTGTGACGACGATCAGCCTGGCGCTAGATTTGTATTGGGTGTTCACGCATCCGGGCTTGGGCGCCACGCTGGTGACGGACACTGAGGAAAACCGGGAGATGTTTCGGTCTACCTTGGGCATGTATTTTGAGCATTTGCCGCGGCAGTTTAAGATTCCGATGGAGGGGCATAACCGCAACCAGTTGCTGCTGAAGAACCGCAGCCGGTTGTTTTACCAGGTGGCGGGCTTGCGGGCTAAGGGCAGCTTGGGGCGCGGTAAGGCTATTACCTATTTGCATGGCACGGAGACGAGTTCATGGGGCGATGAAGAGGGTTTGGCGTCGTTGCTTGCTTCGTTGGCTGAGACCAACCCGGACAGGCTGTACATGTTTGAGAGCACTGCGCGAGGCTTCAACCTGTTCCATGATATGTATGTCACGGCCAAAAAAGCTCGCACGCAGCGGGCCATCTTTTGCGGTTGGTGGCGAAACGAGTTTTACACCGCAGACCCAGAGACGTCGGTATATAAAACATATTGGGATGGACGATTGACCCCTGAGGAGAAGGAGTGGGTCAGGGACATTAAGAAGCTGTATCAGTTTGAGATTAACAGCCGGCAGATGGCATGGTGGCGGTGGAAGCTGGCCGAGGGCATCAAGGACGATGCGCTGATGTATCAGGAGTTCCCGCCGACTGAGGACTATGCGTTCATCATGTCTGGCACTTCGTTCTTCAGCACCTCGCGCTGCACGGATGCCGCTAAGGCTGCCAAGGCCATCAAGCCGGATTACTATCGCTATGTGATGGGGCAGTTGTTCCAAGACACTGAGGTGATGAAGTCTCAGGAGCGTCTGGCAACGCTGAGCATCTGGGAGGAGCCGGTAGACAATGGGTATTATGTTATTGGTGCCGATCCTGCTTATGGCAGCAGCGATTGGGCTGACCGCTTTTGCATACAGGTGTTTCGTTGCTACTCAGACGGCTTGGAGCAGGTTGCGGAGTTTGCCACCAGCGAGTTGAACACCTACCAGTTTGCGTGGGTGATTAGCCATTTGGGTGGTGCGTACAAGAACAGCATCCTCAATCTGGAAGTGAATGGTCCCGGCCAGGCCGTCATCAATGAGTTGCGGAACCTAAAGCGTCAGGCGGTTGCCATGGGCGGCAAAGACGGCACCAGTCTGATGAACGTGCTGGGGCATATGCAGAATTACATCTGGCGCAAGAACGATACGCTGGGCGGTCTGTCCAATAGTATTGGTTGGGTGACTACATCAGCAAGCAAAGAGAGGATGCTTAATTACTTGAAGGATTACTTTGAGCGCGGGATGCTCATCGTGAAGTCCATGGATACCTTGGATGAGATGAAGACGGTGACGCGGCAGGACGGCACTATTGCGGCGGCAGGGCGTGGCAAGGATGACCGTGTGATTGCCTCTGCGTTGGCCGCTGCGGCGTATGCTGAGCAGTTGCAGCCGCGGTTGATAGCCATGGGCTTAACCAAGCTGCGCAACCGGGCCTTGGATGAGTTGGATGCCGAGGAGCGTGGGCGGGAGCGCACGGTGGTGAGCAAGTACCTCAAGAACATTGGGCTGGGTTTGTGATGTTTGCGCTGCGGCCAAAGAGGGAGCTGATAGAATGGTTCCGCCGGTTTTGGGCGGACAAGGAGCGCGGCATCAGCATGGAGTTGCTGGTGGAGTTTACCGGCGTTTCAAAAAAGACGTTGGAGGAGGTGGCAAGGCGCGGCAACCGTCCCATGCAGGATTGGGTGCAATCCGCGCTGAGCAAGTTTGCGCATGAGTGGGAGGCGGGCATGATCGAGGTGTATCAGCGGCCCAACCGCACAAAGGCGATTAGGTATAGGCGGGAGCCTGTGTTGGACATGCGGCCAAGCGTTGGGCTGCAAGTTGTGGACGGGCAGATCCGTCTGAATGTGGGATTGAAAAACCGGGCGAACTACATGACGCCCACGTTGAAGGAACAACTCAATGGCCGTTAAGCGTCACTACAAATGCCCTAAGCATGGGTTTTTTGAATCTTGGGAAGCCGTGTGCTCCCACGGTTGTTTGGACGGTATCAAGGTGGCTTTCCTGAAAGCGCCGGCGTACCTGTCTGACAAAACCAAGCGCAACGATTCCAACCTTAAGGGTTTGGCCCAGGAGTTTAACATGACAAACCTTAAGAGCACCCGCGAGGGCGAACA